CTGATATAACCGCTGGCGTCGCGGCCGTGACTGAAGTCTTCTCGGTGTTGTCGATGGTCAGCTTGGTAGACAGGATCGTCGCGCCAGCCTCATTGACGTCCACTGTGAAGATCGTACCGGCACCGTTGGTCGCTTGGGCTGTCGTTAGAGAGGCGCGGATCGCAAGCAGCTTCGCCGCGTAAGGCATCCGGAACGTGACCTTGGCAGTACCCGCCGCGATAGGAGTCGTCTCGTCGCTGCACGCAACAATGATCGACTGCATGTCGGCTCCAGCTACCCAGGCAGCACCGTTGAATAGCATGAACTGATCGGTCGCCTGATTGTAGACCCAAGCGCCTTCACGCGGCGTGACGTAGACCCACGCTCCGGCATCTCGGATCGCCAGCTTGTTTGGTTCGGTAGGGTGTGCGGCCGTAAAAATGTGCATGTCGCCATCGGCCGGCGATCCTGGAGTCGCGGCAACCATAGAGAGCACGCTGGCTTGCACCAGTGCGGATAGCAGTTGCAAGTTGCCGTCGTTCTCGACCTTCCAGCCGTCGTAGCCTAAGTCCCAAAAACCGATCAGGCCGATCCCAGGTAGTGTTCTCTGTGCCATCTAAATTCTCCGTTAGGCTCCGCCGTAATTCAAACCATAGCCGTAACCATAGCCCGTTTGCAAATATATCCTGAAGCGCCGTGGCTCCCACGATTCAATCCCATCTCGGACCGCGACCAGTTCCGCCAGGACTCGAGTCGGCGATCCGTCCGCAAGCTGCATCGCCGGACTATAGTTCCACGGCGACGTGATAGGGTCTTCGGTGCGCAACAACGTGGCCAGGCCGTCGTCCGAGTACAGGCGAATGCGGTAGGTAGTTCCCGCTTCATGCGCCACGGTCGGCTCGAAGAAACCGATCAGGTGGTCGGCCTGCGTGAGCCGGTTGCGCTCTACCCAAGTGACCACAGGATCGTTGGCTTCGTTAGGCGTGTAGATCGTAACGCCGTCAATCTTGACGTCGGCCGGTGGATACGGCCTGGCGATCCGGCCGTTCACAGTCAGATCGTAAGGCACCGTCTCGGCGTCTTCGAGCACATCCGTACTCGTCCTCGTCAGGATGTACGCGGACAGGTCGTCACCGGCCAGGTACACGCGCTCGTCAATGGCGATGTCGTCGTCAGGAAACCAAACCCTAGTTCCGGCTGCGTGCGTGGTCGGCCACGTGTCTGCGGTGCCTCGCGCTACTGTGATAAGACCGGTGCCGGTGTCATAGCTTTCGACGCGCATGATCTCGTCGCCGACTCGCAAGCTGTCGCCAACCACGTCGGTCGGTATCTCGGTCGGTGAGATCAGGGTGAAGCTGGTAGCAACCGCAGTGATCGTATCTTGCAGCACAGCCGAGCCGGTGAAGAACGCGGTCTCTGCCAGCGTGTACTCGGTACCGCCGTCCGGCCGCACTTCGAAGTCGTAGTTGACGCTCCGGATCGTAGCCTTAGCCGCGACGGCCGCGATGTAGGATTCGGTAGGGTCGATCTCGTTCGCTTCCGCTTCACCGACTTTCAAGTATGCGTCGCGGTAGCCTGGCTCGAAGACTTCAGCGGCCAAAGGCGGCACGGCTTCAGTGTCGGCAGGCACCCACGCTGTCTCGGTAGGTGCCACAAAGGAAGTCTCCGGCAGACCGAAGACATCTTGTATCGCGGTGATCTGAATGCGGCCGTCGATCATGTTGCCGTCGTCGATGTCGCCAGCACGAAGCACGACTTCAGCTATACCACGGCTTAAATCCTGCACGCGGAATACGCTGCCAGGGTAGATCAGGAATCCTCTGCGGTCGAGAGTGACCTTGAACTTCTTCAGGCCTGCACCGCTGGCGTTCTTGTCACGCTCCGCGATCCGGCCACACAGGTCGGTCGTCGGCAAGCCAGGATACTTGACGCTCGAAGACGACGCCGTACTCTGTGCCTGCCGCGCTGCGATGTTGTGCGCTCGCATTTGAATGTCGGTATCAGTGATCGGATCATGGCCGGTCACGATGACTTCATTGAAAGCGGTATCTTCCGAGCCGCTGTCGTCTTCGTCGATGGACATAAGACCGCTATCCGGCGTGAACAAAGGCATGTCGTTCACAACATAGTCTGCGCGGATCAGCCGGATAGCGATCTTACCAGTCTGCCGGTCAGTGTAGACGGTAGCGCCTAAGTGATTGCAGACATTTTGGATAAACTGGTCGATGTCTTCTTGCCGGTACCACACCATGCAGAGGCCAAAGGATTCGGCGCACAGCGTGTCGGCCGCATAGATGAAAGAGTTCTCGTCCATCATATCGGCAGGCACACCACGGCCCCATATCGGATTGGTGCAACACTCGTAGATGATGTGCGCGCCGTTCATGGCGTGGATCGTACCTTCTTTCAGGTAGATCGTCGCCTTCTGTGGGTACCAGGCGGTGCCGCCATACCAGCCGCGTTGGCTGCGGCGCACACGGAACTTCCATTCTTTCACATAGTGGTTCATCGACGCGATCAGGCCATCGAACCAGAAGATCACGCGACCACGCATTTCAGGGACGCGACCGCCGAGCGTAGCTTTCAGGTCAGGCAGCGTTCCCGACATATACGGACCTTTGGCCGCGACGATATGCGACGACGCGCCTGGAAGAACCTGATCTTCCTGACCCATAAAAATCTTGAAGACGCCTTGGATTCCGCCTTCTTTCTTTTCGCCGCCGAACAGTTCCGGCTTGTTGATTATGTTAGGACCATCGGTACACGCGTGGCCATCCCAGGCAACTTCATCGCCGACCTTCACCATTCGCAATTCATCGAACGGACCACGGCCGATACCGAACATCAGCGTCGCCAGGTAGTGATAGCCGATAGTTTGTTTCTTAGCGCCCACTGGCTTCGTCCCTTGCTAGCTTGGCTACGTCGAGCGCCATTTTATCGCCGGTAGATTCGAGAGTTTCAACAGGTATGCCGTTGCTCACGAAGTCAGACCAGTTCAGTCCGTGGTGCTTCCACCAGTTCTTCGCACCCTTGTTGCATATCTTCGCTGCGCGTAGGTGCCGCGAGTATGCTTTGACGGAAGTTACTTCGGTCATTTCTTGCCGCCTGCCTTGATCTTCTTCGTGCGGATGTTGCCATACCAAAGAACCTGATAGCCGGTCGTCCAGTTGTCGCCAAAGAAGACGGCCTGGGGAGTACCTTCACCGGCTTGCGGGAAGTCGAAGTCTTCGAGCGACGCTGGCTTTGCGTTGTTCGACTTCATCGTCAACGACTGTATCGCGTAAGACGCGACCATCAGAACCAAGGCCCAAGCAAACATCGGCATTATGCTATCGGCTTTCCATCGAACGGGCTTTCGTCGGACATCTGTTCGAGTCCGCCGAAGTTTGCCAGGTTATCAAATTTATCGTCGCATGTCGCCGTAGACAGATCACAGCCAGGGTGAAAAGTCAACACCATGCCAATCTCGATCCGGTCGCTGGTGCCGACCAACGTGAAGACAGATACCGAAGTCGCCACGTTGATCTGCCTGCGATCCTTCGTGCCATCGACATTGGCGTCCCACTCTATGTACCCACCGTTGAAGTAGCCGAGCGTCTGACCGGCCGCTGCACCGCTGACCGTGATGGAGTTGCCGGTCTTGGCCGTCACCGTACCCAAGAAGGCAAAGTCGGCAGGATCGACTCGGCACTCGCTGTCGTACAGCATGTGCGCGCAGCCCCTAGTCCAGCAAAGGCGCAGACCGGTCTTCTTGAACGTGGCCAGTAGCGAGCGGCAGATGATTATGGACTCGGCATCACCAGGCTTGACGTTGCCGATGGTGCCTACCCAATGCACCAGTGCCTCGCCGTCGTCATAGTGCATCCGGCGAATCGTCAACCAGATCGAGCCGGAAGGCGGCGTGGACCTGAACAACGAGAGCAAGGGGATATCACTCTGCACGTTGACGGTCATGTCATTGTTGGAACTACCGCCCTGCTTCATGCCGCTATCGGTGATCGCGACTGCCGTGTAGTCGTGCGGTGCTCCAGGCGTGCCGTCGTCGAAGGCCACGATGTCGCGGTCGGCCGACGTGTAGCGCCAATATGTGTTACCCCATTTGAACAGGTACAGCGCAACGGTGTTGCCGTCCTGATTGGATATCTCTTTGCTGGTAAACGTCATATTGTCACGTCCGGTATGGTCCAATAGTTATTGCGCACGAACAGATCGTCGAGATCGACCGAGCCGTCAAGCGCCGTTGTACCATCGACTCCGCTTCCTGTCGCGCCCATAATTGTCGTCCAACCGGTATCCGTCCACCGGCGATACTGCATCTTCAGTCGGACGCCAGTCTCATGCACGTTGAACGGGTACTGGTGCTGAAGGTGTAGCAACTGTCCGGAGACGGCGGCCAAGACGTCATAGTCGTAGCGCCACTCTTTCCAAGCCTGCCCGTTCACATAGTTAGAGCATTGCGAGAAGGTACCGCTGCCGTAGGCTTTACAGGTTGTCGAGTTGTTGAAGTCGGCAGCGCCATCGACATTAAGAGCCGTGGTGCCTCGGTTATTCTGTACCGGTGCTCCATCTGACCGATAGATCAGACCACGGAACATCAGGAACCAACCGGCGAAGATAGAAGGCAGACACTCGTTGCCGACATCTGGCGTGCCGCAAGTTCCAGGTGTCATAGCCGTGACGGGAATCGGATGTTCGATCACGCCAGCCGAGTTGCGCTTGTTGGTGAAAGACTTGAACGCGCCGGAGACTTCGCACACACCATCGGTATCGGTGTGGTGCATGATCTCCAGATCGTCTTGCTCCAGCCGCATTGTGTCGATGAAGCTAAGTTCCGTACCGATAGGCAGATTGAACGTGAGATTGCTCGCCAGGTTCAGCCGCTCGTAAGCAGGATCGGTAGCTACTCCGGTGCTGTTGATCTTCACCACCTGGATATTGTTGCCGACTTTGAGCAACAGGTGGTCACGGCCGGTGTTTTGCGTACCGAGATATCCGTAGCCGATCTTCTCGATCTGAATGAAGTTCTGACCGATGGTACCAGTGGTCGCTATAACAGCGTCACGGCCGAACGTAGGCATCCAGACGGCCTTCTGCCTACCGTTTAACCGGTAGAGGCTCTGACGCAGCTTATGGTGGTTCTCGCGGCCCCTGGCCTGCCAGTTGTAGAAGTTCGTTGTGAAGGCGCGGCTGGCAGTGTCCTTGCGGTACAGTTTACCAAGGCGCGAATCTATCTCGGCCATCGTCCGCGTGTACGTCATGCGCAGATCGTCACGGCGATCCGGCTCCAGCGTGACAATCGGATAGCCGGAGAAAGTCGGCAGCACTTCAGCGCCGGTCGCATAGTCGTTCGGCGTGTCAAGAATCGCGGTCAATTGCAACTCGCCGACGCGCTTAGTCAACTGCGAAGAAGTAACTTCCGTATCCAAGTAGGCGCGGCGCAGCGGATGCACCACCGTACCGGCCGCCCACGTGCTCGCCAAGGGCGCTACCAGATCGAGACCGAGTGCATCGGATTCTTCGATCTGCACGACTTCAAACTCGAAAGTGCTTTTATAGACGATAGCCAGGCCGCCCACTTCGAACTCGCGAAAGGTGTTATCGAAGTTCAGGCGCGACGACGCGGCCGCAGCGGCGCTCGAAAGCTTGGCCTTGTCGTGCCACAGCGGAAACATGAACTTCTCTTCGCCGACTTTATGAATCCACAGATCAACGAATGACCGGTCGTTCAACATAGGGTTGATGTCGAAGTCAAATATCCGGCGCGGCGATATGCGTACAGCACGGCGCTGCTCGTTGCCGGTCGATCCAGCTAAGACATCGGTCAGCCACTCCAGTCGCTCGCGAATACCGGAGCGCCAGTTCGGTCGTACAGTCCAGACAGGGAGATCAATGTCAGCCATCTAAGCCAAGTTCCTGACGTATCCGTGGGCGATTCCTGCGGATGTGGGTTATTACCACGTCCTCTCCGGCATT